TCGGATCTTTCGCTTTTACTTATGCGGCGGCTTTATCGGATAGCGAGATAATCGAAGCCGCGACGTGGAACGACGGTAACAACGTTTTGTACCAGTATCAAGTAGCCGTTACAGCGTCAAACTACGCGACAGTAATGGCCGCCATCGGTACGCTATCAGGCAACGGAGCTACGCTAAGGCTAAGCACGCTTACCGAGGAGTACCCTGAGGTCCTACCTATGGCGATACTCGCTGCTACGAACTACGGGGCTACAAACGCTGTTAAGAACTACATGTTTCAACAAGCGAGCTTGACGCCAACGGTTACCACGGAGTCGGATGCCAACACTTATGACGCTGTCAAGGTAAACTACTACGGGCAAACCCAGACAGGCGGAACCACGCTAAGCTTTTATCAACGAGGGGTTCTAACTGGGCAGGGTAACGATATCGTTAATATGAATACCTTTGCTAACGAGCAGTGGCTAAAAGATGCGGTAGACACTGGCATATTTAACTTGCTATTGGGGTTAGAAAAGCTGTCTGCTAACGCAGAGGGTCGTAACAAGCTTATCCGGGTAATACGAGGAACCGTAGACGATGCGCTTACTAACGGGACTATAGCGCCTGGTAAAGCGCTAACCGAGATCCAAAAGATAGCGATAGCAGACATATCCGGCGACTCGAATGCCTGGTACCAAGTAGCTACTAATGGCTTCTGGCTCGACGCTTCGGTTAACGCGGTAGCCGGAACCGCTAGCTACATTTTAATTTACTCAAAAGACGATGTTATACGCGCCGTTAACGGCCAGCACGCTTTGATTTAAGGAGGTTCCTATGGCATTTGACGTCACCGGTTTCGGGGCCGTAGTTACGCTAACAGCGAGTGTAACGTTCCCTAATGGTGTTGATATATCGCAGTTCGCTGACGACGCGGACCCTTTTGATCTTCCAGCTATAGACCTAGCTAATACGGCTATGGGCGTTAACGGCGACCTGATTTCCTGGGGGGTAGCTTCGCCAGTAGCTATAACGCTTAACATTATTCCGGGCTCAGACGACGACACTAACCTAGCTATCTTGCTAGAAGCTAATCGTCTGGCTAGGGGTAAGACATCGTCCCGGGACGTTATCACGATAAGCGTGGCGTATCCTAACGGTAAAGTCACGACGCTCTCCAAGGGCAAGCTTATGAGCGGACCAGTTTCGCCATCGCTAGCTAGCGCCGGTAGGCTAAAGACAAACGCTTATGTGTTCAACTTTGAGAGCGTATCTAAAACTTAAAAGAGAGACACGATAAATGATCAAACCCAAAGAAGTAACGGTAACGGGCATAGACGGAGAAACGAAAACATTCGTTATACACAAGTTCCCAGCTACAGTAGGCCGCGAGATAGTGGCTAAGTACCCGGTATCCGCGTTGCCTAAAATAGGGGACTATGAAACTAACGCAGATACCATGTATAAAATGATGGCCTACGTAGGTATTAGTTTGGACAAGGCTAGCCCGGAAAGCCTTACGTTTTTAAAGACTAAGGCCTTAGTAGACAACCACGTAACAGACTTTAAGATGCTAGCTGAGCTAGAGCTAGCTATTTTGGAGTACAATACAAATTTTTTAAAGAGTGGCAAGGCCTCAAAGCTCTTAGGCGGATTAAAGACCGAGGTGACGGAGTTGATTTCGAAAACGTTGATGGATTCATTGGCACGATACTCGCGTCAGGCCGGGCAACGCTCAAAGAACTCCGAGAAGACTACTCGCTCGAAGACGCACTAATTATCTGGGAGGCTATAATGATCCCCCGGGTAAACGAGTACCTTGCCGTAGAGAAAGCTAACCGCAAACAGAGGTAGAGTAATGGCTAGTCTATTAGAAACGTTCGTCTACCTCTTCGAAGCCGATACATCGAATCTAGAAGATGGTTTAGACGACGCCGAAAAGAAAACCGAAGACCTAGGAAAGGCTACCAAGAAGACTGACGAGCAGTCTAAAGAACTCGGTAAGTCTTTCCTAGATACGGTGTCTTCTGCTAAAGGGGCCCTTGTCGCGCTTTTAGGGTTAGGCGGTCTAAGCGCAGCTCTTATAGGAAACGCTAAAAGCGTTGATGAATTAGGAAAATTTTCACAGCGTCTAGGGCTTAACGTAGGGGACGTTGATGCCTGGGGACAAGCAGTAGTGCGTACCGGGGGGTCAGTCCAAGGCTTCCAATCTACTCTTGCAGGTCTGTCCACTAACCTTGCTGAGTTTGCTCGTACGGGAACCGGAGGCTTAGCTGATCTTTTTGGGCAGCTAGGTATAGCGGCCTTTGACGAGCAAGGTAACGTTAAAGGCGCCCTTGACATATTACCTGATATCGCCGACCGGCTAGAGGGCCTATCTGCGGTTCAAAGCGCAGAGATAGCTGAGAAGCTAGGCCTTGACCAGGGCACCATATTACTCTTACAGCAAGGGCGAGGCGAGGTAGAAAAGATAATACGAGCGCAGAGAGAGCTCGGAACTGTTAACGAGCAGGACGCTAAAGCCGCAGCGGATTTTAATGATCAGATGGCTGACGTGACTAAGATATTTAGCAACATAGTAACTACTATAGCTACCGCGGTATTGCCCTATTTCAAGTTCTTTTTAGACGGCCTTAAGTCAATAGTCGATTTCGCTAAAGAGAACCAAGAACTTGTTACCGGTTTCTTTATAGGGATAGGTGTAGTCGTAGCAGCTATGTTAGCTCCGTTTGCCGGAGCCATAGCCTCCGCGGCCCTAGTAGCCGCTGGAGTCCTAGCTATAGGAGCGGCTTTCGCTCTTATATACGAGGACATCGAGGCCTTTAGAAACGGCCAAGACTCGCTTATAGGCGAGATGATAGAGAAGTACCCTATTCTCGGTGATATCATAGAGGGCTTTGGTGACGCATGGGACTACGTTAAGGCCAAGGCTTTAGAGATATGGGACATACTTAAAAGTATACCCGACGACGTAGAGGGTAGCTTTAAGAAGCTAACAATAGCTATTATAGGGATATTTAAGGACATAGGAAAAGCCGTAGCGGACTTGTGGAGTAAAGTTTTCTCCGACGAAAACATAGACGCTGGGCTGGAGATGCTAAAAGAAAAATTCCTAGCGATAGTTGACGTCCTCAAAAAAGTCTTCTCGGGTATATTCTCAGGAATAGTAGAGGCTATACCGGGTATAGGGAGCTTGTTCGGCGGAGGCAGTAGCGATGTAGCGGATAACATGGCTGCAGGACAGAGGACTTTAGCCGCGGCGTCAGCTAGCCCACTCGGTGCGCAGACGTCTAACAGCATAACGCGCACTAGCTCTAGAAGTACTTCGGTATCTATAGGAGCTATGAAAGTGGACGCCAGGGGAGGCGACGCCAAAGACATAGCCAGGAACTCGCGAGAGGCCCTTAGCGGAGAGCTACGAAATGCAGTAACCGAATTCGACGATGGAGTAGACATATGACTTTGTTAAGCTCAGCAGCTCCTACGTTCACGCAGGACGCGGTAGCCATATTCCCCGGTACGCGATCCATAACGGTTCCGGGGTCACCAAGCTTTCTAAGCATACCGGGATTTGTGCCTATACAAGTGTTTGCAAGCGCTCGTCCTGTGTCGGTGCGGGTTAGGGAGTACTCTGATTTCATGACCCACCCGCTAGAGGAGGGTTCAGAGGTAACCGACCATAAGATAGTTAGACCCGTAGAGCTTGAAATAACCTTTATACTAAAACCTGAAAACTATAAGCAGACCTACGCGCTAATAAAGGTAGCCTATTTACTAGGTATAAGGTTCACGGTCCAGACTAGGACAGACCTGTATCCAAACCAGTTTATACAAGAGATGCCTCACGAGGAGGACCCCGAGCTATTTGATACGATAACAATGGTCTTAAGCTTTGGAGAAGTGCAATTTTTTGCCTCCGATATACAGGTGCTAGGTGAAGAGCAGGTAACAGACGTTAAAGATCAGTCTACGGTATCTAGGGGCTTGCAACAAACGTCAACGGCTTCGGCTTCGCAAGCCAATAGCGGATCGACTTTATTTAGACTCTTTGGTGGGGGTTAACCATGAGCGTTATTATACCGCTGAACAAAACGCCTAACCAGTCGCTATCCGTTAACCTAGACGGTTACGTTTTTGATATACAGCTTAAAGCTCTAGACGAGGTTATGGCGGTTAGCGTTACCGTAGACGATGAAGTCGTAGTCCAAAATATGCGAGTATTAAGTGGGGTCCCTTTGATACCATTCGCATACTTAGAAAAAGGTAATCTTATTTTCATAGCCGACGCGTCTTCGCAAGAAGAGATACCCTATTACGACAGCTTCGGGGAGGCGTTCACCTTGATGTATTTTACGCAAGCGGAGTTAGAGGAGCTTAGAGATGCCTAGCCCATTAGAAGCAAGTCTAAAGCGGCAGTTTAAGCCTATAGACGGCCGGGTAATAAAGGTCGCAGTAGAGCTCCCAGGTAGGATTATCACGTTTGAGAACTTGGCTATAACCGTGCAAGGGACTAAATTCACCAACGCTATAAAGGGCGACTGCACTATATCTATAGCTAATATGACCAAAGATAAAAGCGACTATATACTAAGGGAGGGGACTCCGTTCAATGTAGCCAGACGAGTTACGCAGACTGGGGTTCTTGAGAGGAAAAGTATATCGGTATCGGTGGGCCGAGAGTCAACCGGTACAACGCTGCTGTATAAAGGCGATATCATGTTTGCGACTATATCGTCAGGCCCGGACAAGGTGTTAACTATTCAAGCTAAGACAGGGATATTCAACTCGGGGAAAATAGTCGCTGTTACAGAGACGAATAGTTCCCCGGTAAGCCGAATAGCAAGAAAAATATCAGAGTCCCTAGGGTTGACTTTAGACTTCGGCGCAACTGATAAGTCTGTAGCCAATTACTCCTTTACTGGGGCGTCTCTTAAACAGGTAGATAAGCTAAACGACCTCGGCGAGTACAACGCTTTTGTAGACGGCGATGTTCTGCACGTTATTGATAAAAATAGCACTGTTAGGGGTAGATTTAGACAGCTTAATTCCGAGAACGGGATGATAGGCATACCGAAAGCTACCGAAAGGGGAGTCCAGGTTACTATGCTTTGGGACTCGCAAACAGCTATAGGGGGGCTTCTCCAGTTAACTAGTACCAGGTATCCGTCAGCGGATGGGCGCTATAAGATTTACAAACTGTCTTACAATCTATCTAACCGAGATATTCCTTTTTACTACACCGCTGATTGCCAGCGTTTGGAGAGCTAGACTATGACAGACGCTACCCCATCGAGAAACGCAGCCAACGACGATACCTTAGCAGGCGTTCTGCGCGAGGTGTTAAGGAAGCATACTCAGGGATTAGATGACATGCTGCCTGCTATAGTGGAGGCTCACGACCGATCTACAAACAGGGTAAAAGTTAGGCCCTTAGTGTCTTTGGTTACCACAGGCCAAGCTGTCATATCACGGGCGTCCATCCCTAGTATTCCGGTACTAAGACTAGGTGGAGGCGGTTTCTTCATAAGCTTCCCGTTGGTAGCAGGAGACTTCGGGTGGGTCAAAGCCTCTGACCGGGACATATCTCTGTTTTTACAGTCATTAGAAGAGTCTAAACCAAACACTAAACGGATGCATTCATTTGAAGATGCCGTTTTTATACCCGATGTTATCCGCGCCTATGACATAGCTACTGCCGATGCTAATTCGCTAGTGATCCAAAGTACGGACGGCAACACAAAATTCGCTGTTAAAGACGGAGAGATAACGCTAAAGGCTGCTACGCTTAAGTACGAGGGCGACGTATCGGTAACAGGATCAGTAACAGCTACCGGGGACATAACAAGCGACGGCACGGTTACGGGGAAAACTGAAGTCGTAGCTAAAGAGGCGCCGCTGTCCGTAGGCTTATCGACTCATGTGCACATAAAAAGCGGCCCTGGCCCGACCACAGAACCGCCGACCCCAGGCACGTAATAAGGAGATACTATGTCAAGTATATTCGCTGTAAATGAAAATAACGACATATATGCCACAAGCTCCAATAGGCTAGCTATTCGCCGCGGTATAGACGCTGTCCTACAAAATTGCGAGCATGTCGTGAAGACTAGGTTTACTGAAGTGTATTACGATAGGACTAAGGGCGTTGATTATTTTGGCCTAGTCTTTACCGGGTCGCCAAATTT